CAACTCATAGAGTTACACCAAAAGTATCACATATATGTGCCTGTATCTACGAACACGACCATACCCGAAGAGATTATAGAGTTTCGTGAGCAGATGGAGGAAAGTTACCGACAACTTGAGCTCCTTCGTACTGGTGGTGAGATTGTGGAACCCAAAAAGTTTGTCCGTAAGTGTCCGACCGGGGAATGCAAAGGTTTTATGAATGAGGATTGGTTCTGTGGTCTCTGTGACCGCTACTTTTGTGAAAAGTGTAATGAACAACTGTGTGACGCACACGTGTGTGACCCAGATGCTGTGAAGACTATGGAACTTCTAAAGAAAGATACAAAGGGGTGTCCCAAATGTGGAACGATGATACACAAATTAAGCGGGTGTTTTTCACCTGAAACTGAAATTTTAATGTACGACGGAACAATAAAAAAGGCAAAAGATATAGTTATTAATGATAAATTGATAGGCGACGATGGAGAGTCTCGAACAGTTTTAAAATTAACTAATGGTGAAGATGATATGTATATAATAAAACAAAACAAAGGTGAAAATTACATTGTAAATAGTGAACATACATTAGTTTTATATTATGCTGGCAATGGTTCTATAAAATATTACACATCAATAAATAAATATAAATTTCTATGGTTTGATAAAACTTTTAAAAGTAAAAATTTTGACACAAACTGCGAAGCTGAAGCTTTTAAAAAAACACGTCTCAATTTAGATAAATGTATAAATATTAAAATAAAAGATTATTTAGAATTAAAAGATTCTCGTAAAAAAACATTAAAAGGTGTTAAACTTCAAACTTCTGTCGGTTGGACAAAAAAAGATATACATATTGACCCATATATATTGGGTGCTTGGCTTGGAGATGGATATTCAAATGGAAAAGAATATGCTACAAATGACCCAGAATTACTTGAATATTGGAAAACGTGGGCCAAAACAAATAACGCAGAAGTTATAAAAACAACAAATAAATACAGGTATTATATAAAACATATTCATAATAAACATAACAAATGTAGTTACAAAAATCCATTAAAAGAACAATTGGAAAAGTATAATTTAATTAATAACAAGCATATCCCAGATGATTACATTTTTAATTCAAAAGATATAAGATTAAGTGTATTGGCTGGAATTATAGATACAGATGGTTCGGTTGCAAATAATGGTAGACGTATAAGTATCATTACAACGATAGAAAAAATGTCAAATAATATAGTTTTATTGGCAAAATCTCTTGGTTTTTCTGTCAATGTATCTACAAGGTATAGACAGAATGAAAATACATTTGACAAGGCGGTGTTTAAAAACTATAAAAATCAATTTTGTATTAATATTTCTGGTTACAATTTACATGAAATACCAACTATTTTAAAAAGAAAGAAATGTAAAAAACAATTAGGTGGAGTAAACTTGACTGTAACTTCCATCGAGGTTGAAAAAATTAAAAGGGGTAAGTATTATGGTTGGGCGGTTGATGGTAATAGTAGATTTTTACTAAAAGATTTTACAGTAACGAAAAATTGCTCCCAGATGTGGTGTCCAGATTGCCACACAGCGTTTGACTGGCGAACTGGGCACATAGAGACTGGTCGAATACACAATCCACATTATATGGAGTTCAAGAGGGGGCGAATCTCGACGAGAGAACACGGAGACATCCCGTGTGGTGGAGTCCCAACTTTTAGGGAATTGAGGGAAGCTGGGGTTCCAGATGATGTCATGCGTTTTGCTATGGTCATATACTACGTCGATAGAGACCTTGTATATAGGTATGGTGATATATATGATGGAGACAATCAATACCTCCGTGTAGCCTATATGATGAATGAACTTCAAGAGGCAGATATGCGAAAGGAACTCCAGAGACGAGACAAACAAAGAGAGAGACACCGGGACATCAATAATATTTTTAGAATGCTCACAGATACAGGTGGAGACCTTCTTAGACAATATATGATAGACCCCGATAGAAAGGATGAATTATTGGATATTGGTCTAAAATTAATTGACTATGGGAATACAGTACTTGATACAATTCGAAAAAGATACAATTGTGTACTTCCCAAAAATATTAATGTGTACTAAGATTAAGATGATGTTACTTGTACTATCCATCATAGTATTAGTTGTGTACCTGTTACCACGATATCAGGAGCCTCGAGTCATTCCAAACTTTCTCACAGATGATGAAAGGAGACATATCGTGACAAAGGCTGAACAGAAGTTACACGTCTCCACAGTTGCCGAAGACCGGAAGATTGATACAAAAGTGCGCGATAGTGAAACGGCGTGGCTTGATTTTGATGACCCAGTTGTAAAGCGGGTGGCTGAACGGTGTGTTGCGCTCACGGATAGACCTCTCACAAATAGTGAATATCTCCAAGTTCTGAGGTACAAACCTGGGGGACATTACGCACCACATCAAGATACGTTTGATGATATCAAGGGAAACAAACGAATGTATACTGTGATATTGGCCCTCAATGATGACTATGAGGAGGGTGAAACGGAGTTCCCCAACTTAAAAAAGAAGTACAAGTTGAAGGCTGGGGATGCGCTCTTTTTCCATACACTCGACAACTATGAGCTCATGACGTCCAAGGCTTTACACGGGGGTCGCCCTGTAAAGTCTGGTGAAAAATGGATTTGTAATCTGTGGGTGCACAAGTACCCTTACGATGATTAGACAACTTCACCTCTGACTCTCAACTTAGACCGATTTGATTCGTGGAGTGCCTCGACCGCACTCTTATTTTGACCAGAGTATGGGACAGCGTAGGCTTCATCACATAACCACTTATTTACATTTGTCCATTGACCACCCTCGGAGACCCAGACCTCTGCGAGGATGCGCCCAAACTTACCCCGAGAATCCTTTTCTGGACATCTCAATTCAATCTCGATATCATCCTTCTCTGATGCCACCGCCTTCATACACCATTCCTTGAGTTTTTCCTTGGCGAGGAGACCAAACTTTTTCTCTTCTGGGTCTGATGTGCGGGACTCGGGGGTATCAATACCTAAAAGACGCACCCGTTGACGGGTACAGACATCGAAGCCAAGGTCAATGGTAACATCAATGGTATCACCATCGACGACTTTTTCGAGAGAGGACACACGGTACACGAATTCACAGGTGGGTTGGGCGTATGTGGCCATATAGTATAAGGTTGAGATTATTTATAACCTAAGTCATCACGACTCGTACATTTTGTAATGAAAAACCGCGGTACGGGTGCTGGTGGTGCTAATACCAATGCATATGGTCTAAGATTTGAAGATTCGATACTTGGTCATCTTAAAAATGGCCAAGAGTATGAGTTTGGTGATACTAAATTAAGATTCTTCACAAAAACTGGATTTCTCAATGAGATGTTGGATTTGAAAAATCCAGAGTTCAAACATAATAAACAACCCGATGGTGTATACATGACAAAGGATAAGAAAACTCTATTTATTCTTGAACTAAAACACCAAACCGAGTCTGGCTCGGTTGACGAGAAACTAATGACCGGTCCTGGATTGATACATCATTACAAGACACTATATCCAGAGGTACAGGATGTACACCTGTGTTACATCGTTAATGGATGGTTCTTTCGTCAAAAAAAGTTTGACATCACAGTGAGTTTTCTAAAAAAATATGACATTCCAATTTTTTATGCTGAGAATACAATGACGTTCAAACTCAAAATAAAAAATGGTAAAAAATGGAGTGATTGTATGGTTCCCGTTGAATATTTTATAGACCACTCTATTATACACGAATGGATTACGAGTAAATTATAACCTCCTGTGTTGTGGACTCGGGATTTTTACTATTAATAGCTCGTCGAGCTTTTATCTCTCTAATATTGTAATCAGAAAAAGCTTCTGTAACTAATGTAACATTTGCATTACTCATCGAAAAATCAACCTTACTTGTTTTTATCAACTCAAACAAATCTTGATGGTCTTTTAACCCAAATCCGTCCTTTGTGTATCCCACAAAAGATGTTTTTGTCTCTGGTGCATATGGTGGATCAAGATATACAAAATCCCCCCTTTCTATATTCTCGAATGCGTCTCTAAAATCGCATTGTCTAAATTCAACATCTTTGATAAGTTCCCTAATGTTACGAAGTTCCTCTAATGCTATTAACGCCGGTGTTGTTTTATAATGACCAAATGGAACGTTATATCCATTTGGACCTTCTCGATATACACCCCTAAAACACATCTTATTGAGGAATATGAATGCAGCAGACCTTTCAGGTGTTTCATCTCTATTTGAATTGAACCACTGTCTAACCCAATAGTAATAATTTTCTTTTGATTTCTTCGCATCTTCTAAAATTTGAGGCTTTCTATTTACATCCGAACCTGTACAACTTTCATATTCTTTGAATAAATATTCGAGATGTTTATGAACTTGCTCCACATTTTCCTGAATATTTTTATACACCGCGATTAGTGAACCATTGAGGTCGTATGCGTACACCTTCCCAGATACAATACCACTTGAAAGAACAGTAAATAGAACACTCCCACCACCAATAAATACCTCGTGATAATTAGTAATATTTTGTGGAAATGAATCTATCACATCTTTAATAATTTGTGTTTTTCCACCAACCCATTTAATAAATGGTTTCATATCCATATGTCTCGTGAAAGTTTTAAGTAAATAGCTATTAAAAGAAAGCATTGTAGTTTGACTATGATTGACGTTCGAGCATTGGCTGAGCAGATATATTCTCAACTGGGACCTGGGTACAGTGAGAGAGTATATCATAATGCGATGGAAGTCCTTCTACGACGTGAAGGTATCTCCTATGAATCTGAGCGTATTGTCCCCATTCCATTTGAGGGACACGTCATTGGTAACCTGCGAGCAGACATAATCATAAATAATGAGATAGTCTTGGAATTCAAAACCATCAAGACCCTCAATGATGCGGCGGAGTTGCAGGCGCATAACTATCTGAATCTGATGTCATTGAAGACTGCGTATCTGATAAATTATCCCCCGTTTCCAAATCGGGAAGTGGAGGTACGAAAGATTGTAATAGAACCATAAATGGAAATAACTTTGCCAATGTCGCGTGAAACTTCTTGGTCTCTCTGTAGTGCTTCACAGGGTCTTTGATACTTTCGGTTAATAGTTCTCTCGCGGCATTCATATGAAACTTAGCTTCATCAAGTACAAATTGTGTGTACTCATCCATTTGATAGAGATATACCCGCATCTTTAAGTACACGTGGGGCATTGTACACCTTTGCCAAAACATGAGAGACATACAAAATGTGCACACTTTCTAAACTTTACACACCTGTGTGTCGTAGAACACACGAGACACTCACGTTCCCCAAATTCTAAAATTTCATTTTTGAATCTCCAAAAACAAGGGCTGCACACTTTTAGTCTCGGGTCCTTCTTTTTGTGGCAGACATCAAAGTTTGGACACTCCATTATAGGAATGTGTACCATACTCTTTAAATCGTGGGTATAAATTCCCACTGTAAGTCCTGACATATCAACTTCCATATAACATCTTGTTGATACAGTTTCTCTTTGGACTTGAGAAGAGGAAAATATTTAAGATAGTCATCCTCCCCCAAGAGTTCACAAAACTTATAAAGTACGTAGGAGTAACTGAGAAAGTTCTTCCGTTCCGATGGACAATTCTTGTCAAATGGTTTTTGAATATCCTTGAACATAATACGGAGTCTCTCTTCCAACTCTGGTGGCATATTTGGGGCTTTGATACCGTTCAGAATATTTGTAATATAGGGTACGTGTTCATAATATTTATTAAGTCTCAACTTTTTGAGAAGTCCCCTAATCTTTGCGTGTGTAATCTCATCCAACTTCTTAATCTTCATCTTCTTCAATTCGGACCTCAACTGTTCCATAACTTCATCGGGTATTGTCGTCATTTCTTGAGCTTGAAATTGACTGAGCCATTCATTAAAGTGGTTCTCCCGTTTGTAGCTATAGTTTACAACTTTCTCTGAAGTCTCCTGTTCCTCTCTATACGTCAATTCCTCACTAATAAGACATGCGAGTACTATCCCACACGCATCACATACAAGTTCACTCGTGTCTTGAATATGTATGACGTTACTCGACGAACACGTCCTACACTGGTCTTTTATGCTCTGTACAGGTCTGTTGATATTTTGCCTCTCGACCTCCACGAGATAATCGGTGAAGATATCTTTCCTTTGAAGACCAACTGTCTCTTTGACGTTGAATATATTATCCGTATTTGTCTTCTCTTCAGTTTCATCAGCATACTGATTCATATACGGCATACATCTAATTATATATTCAGACATCTCAGCCTCGTACCTTCTTTTATTGGTGGGGTCGGTCTCAATAAGTGTGTTCCAATTATCAACTTTATTGTTATACCTACTTAAAAAGTTTCCCTCCATTATAGTTAAGAATGTTGTTCAAACTTTTAAGTAGCGTTCTTTATTTGTATAAAAAGTTAACTACTCCAGCCGACTATTCTGTACTATCCGAAGAGTTGGAATACACAATTGATTACAGGATGAAGTATCGGATTGAAGATGACTTTTGGGCCGAGGAAAGTAAAGATTGGGATGGGATACTTGATGAATTTCATACAGTCGTCACAGGTAAGTCGTTTCGACATACAATTGTACCACAAAATGTTAAAAAACTCGTCATTCGGGTCAAATACTGGTACGGTGGTAAAGTGTACAAGGCTCTATCAAATGATATAAACTTCATACCAGGTTCAAACAAGGGTGGGGATATGACGTTTAGTATCCCTTTGAGTAGTGCTTGGATTGTGGATCACAATGATAAACCCAAAGTAAACATTACTGAAAAGGTGAAACGATACGCGGGACCACATAATGATTTTCACGGGGAGGACGTACCATTAAAGGAATTTTTGTATTACACGAAAGACACACTTGCGACCAAATATCCCAAGATAGTACTTTCAAATACTCTAGGTATGAAGAAGACTGTACTGACCCTTGAGGACTCTACAACTCATCTTCGGATACCTTAGTTGCGAGATAGAACTTGAGTTCCCCCAAATCAGCCACATTATACTTTAGAATTAAGAACCTATTCCCATCTTCCTGCATAATTTGCACAGACGAACACATACTCGTCGCCTTTGTAAATATATTCAGATATCTGAGGGAATAGAGGCCCGTAATTTCCTGGCTCTCCTCTGGGCATTCAATTGAAGTCTCCTGGTTTGCAAAGTCGCCCTCACACTTGAGACGAAGTTCTTTTCCGACACGCGTGATTTGAATATCCGTCCCAATGTTGGACATATCTCGGCACAATCGTTGAAAGTCCGCAGACGGGAGTGTCGTCACACTGGTCATTGTAACATCTGGAACTTCAATACGGCTTTCATTAATATCAAGAAGTTTGAGTTGAAACTTGGTGCTTGTCTTTTTTGCTTCACTTGTGATTTCAATATCCATACACTCCTTTGAATTAATTTCAATCGTGAGTACATCATTATTTGTAATTGTCTTCAAAAGTTTGAACGTGTTTGAAATATTGATACCCGCAATAATTTCCTCGTGTTCACACGAGTACTCTTCAAAGTTATCGGCGGCTAAAAACATATCGATAAGAGATGTTCTCGCTGTATCCAGCGTGACGATGTACATCCCCTGTGGACGAAAGTAGATATTCACATCGTTGAGAATATCCTTGAGTACCTCAAATGTGGATTTAAAAGCCGAAGCTTGGATTGTAACTAATCTCATAACTAATACATAACACGCGTTAAATCTTTAAACGCTATCGTTGTACGCGATACCCTTACTGACGTCACGACTTATCTTTTCTTCAAGTTCCCGAGTCATTGCAGGTTGGAGGGACTGTCCATAATTATCAAGAGCGAATATGTCGGCATCATTATCATCGCCATCAAGTGTCGTCATTGAACACGCCCCACCAAATCCCCAGTTGGAGACCTCTTTGTTGGGGAGCAGTGAGTCGAGCCAATTCTTGATTTCATTACCGACAAGAATTTTTCCATTCTTCGTGAGCATCGTTGGAACTCTATTAATCTTATTCCGATACGCAGGTGGAATACCCTGTGTGTTTACATTGTGAAACCCCACCAATTGTTTGAGCTGTGGTTGTCGGTTGATATACTCGATGACTTCCATAGAATGTTTGCACCTGGGACTATATATCAGTAGAGACATCTAATATGTATACCGGTAATTTGTAAAAAAAAATTAACGCATAGTAGTAAAGATGAAGTTCCTTTTAACGGCTGTCCTTCTTATGATTGTCCTGTTGTTGACCACCAACCGAGAACCATTCACAGAGATGTTTGGATTTTCAGGGCACAAGAAGCCAACGGGGTCTATTCGTTTCGACGACGCCAGACCAGATATCTCCAAATACACTCAGGCGGAAGTGAATGTGGACAATAATATGATGCAAGAGTTTGTCCTCCAAGCGAACCAAGAAATTGCGAAGCGCACTGGTCTCTGTACATACATTATTGAGACCACCTCCGTCAAAAAGTACACAGGTGACGATCACGATCTCTATGAATGTATGTTTATGACTGTAAAGAACAACGGCTTTGCGTTTGGTTTCTCTGTTGTTGCGTCCTTTGAAGTGAAGGGGTCCACAATCAAGTTGGTATCTCTTCGTTCGCAACCTCTTGATGTTCAAACCGTGTCCGATGTCTCGCCATTTGTTGAGGGTGTTTCAGGTCAAGAATTTGTTAAGTATGATATTGTGAAGGAAAAGGCTATACCAACTCAAGGTGAGTTAGAAATGGCTAAAAATAAGTTGCGCTCAATATAATGATCAGCATCAATGACGTCACTAAAATTGATGAGAAGAGAAAACAGATTCGTAAGGAAATCTATACGAGAGTGTACGAACAGTTTTCTCGAAAGATTAAGCAGTGTGTAGAATTGGGGCACAAACAGGTATTTCTTACAGTTCCAAGTTATCTGGTGGGATACCCAGTCTTTGATAGGAATGCAGCGGCTCGTTACGTCGCGAGACAGTTTACATTGGGTGGTTTTCAAGTCCAACTCATAGGTGACTATGATGTATATGTGACCTGGCAGATACCCAAGAAAAAGAAGGAGAAGGAGAAAGTTGTGGATGATGATTTCCCAAACCTTATGAACCTCAAGAAGATGGCGAACAAATACAGGAGAAGTGCGTAGTAGATGATTTTTTAAAAAACCTCTTAATCATAAATGGAGAACCTCAATGTGCTCGTAGAAGCTAAGAAAGAGTATATGGGACAATTGTGTCTCATTATGTGTCCACCTATGATTGAAGTTTTCCAGGATATGTATGATGAAGCCTCCAAGCTTTCAAACGGGCGAAAGACTCTCATTATGTTCCAAAAGCTCCTCAAGGAAGTTCCAAATTGGTCGAATGCGATGTCCAAGCGACACTCGGATAACATTGCGGACCGATGTGCGTGGTTCAATGACCTCTTGGCCGCTGTGTTTGTTGCGTGTACCAAGATTCTTTCGGCTGTCCGTCTCAAGTCGGATAACAAGAAGATTTCCCTCAAGCTCCCCACGAATGAAGTGTTCATTCAAACGTGCTACAATAACGTAGCCAAAGACCTCTACAAGGACCCCTATGTCTTCCACGAAGAACAAAGTGAATATGTGCGCGATGAACAATTGACGAAGCGTTTCACTATGTGCATTGAGACTACGATTAAGGAACTCATCCCAGTACAACAAATTCTTCAAACGTATATGTCCCAAGAGAGTCGCGATATTGACCTCGACGGTGAGGTTCAAGATACCCCAGACCCAGATGTCTACGATGGCGCTCAGGAATACCCAGAACCCCAACCAGAGATGGAACCTTTCCCCGAAGAAGAGCAACCTGTGATGGGTATGGACGAAGAGCCCCTCCAACCCACTGGACTTGAAAATGAATTCAAGACTGTACCAGGTGTGAGAGCCCCAGAACCAGAAGCGGAAGCAGAAGCACCCCAGGCGGTGGAGGAACAGGACGAAGGTCTTTTCTTTGGTGACGCACCAGAACAGCGTACAAAAAAAACTGCGTATAATTAAATGGAGTTATCCGATTATCTCAGAGATCCAGTGAGCGCCGCCCTCATCGCAGGTGGTATCACCGCGGTGTACATTCACGCAAAGGCTCAACTCAACAATGAAGGCAAGTTGGAGTTGAACAAATATACCAAGCCAGCTGTTCTCAATGCGATCCTCGTGTATTTCATTGTGTCCCAAGGTCTCGGACAGAAAGAGGCTATCTCTATGGACCCTTTCTAAACTTAAAGATTTAGTACTATGTATAAGAAAATGGCGTCTGTCTCTGCATTCAACGACATGCTCTCCCAATTTCTTGTGGAATTGCACAAGACTTTTCCAGATGAAACCGGAATTAAGAAGATGTTAACATCCTTCGAGTTACTGAAAACCACGAACCCACGTCTCATTGTGGATGGATTTATGAAAGGTGTGAGTCCCTATGCGGATAAGATTTCTGCGAAGGATGAGAATTTCCTTCTCAACGAAATTGAAAATATTGAATTTCTCAAGGAGCTCAACATTAAGAAGTATTGGTCAAAGATGACGCCTAATACGAAGGATGCGACCTGGCAGTATCTTCAAACCCTGTATATGCTTGGTACGACGATTACGGCGATTCCAGCGGAGACCCTCAGTCTCATCGAGAGTATCGCGAAGGATTGTGCCGACAAGATGCAGACGGAGGGTGGTGAGATTGACCAAGATGCATTGATGAAGATGATGGGGAGTATGCTTGGTGGTCTTCCAAAAAAATAAACCTCGAGCTATATTAAATGCAGGCTTGGTTTGACGATCCTCAGCAACTTACACGTGCCGATCAGGTTTCACAGTTTTGGCCCAATAAGGACCAGACCCCAGAAGATAGAATTAATGCCGCTTCGAGATTTATCATTTATGCGTGTTGTATTATTTACATTACACGTCGTGATCCCCGTATTTTTGTTTTAGGTGCTACTGTTTTGGCTGTTCTTTATGTGATGTATAAATCAAAAATGATAAAGGAGACGTATGGTATCGCTACCAGTGGAGATATTGCAGGGTGTCAGATGCCAACGATGGACAACCCAATGGGGAATGTTCTTATTACGGATTACACCGACGCCCCAAACCGTCTTGAGGCGTGTTATTACCCCACGGTGAAGCCCTTCGTCAAGAGCTTCCTTGATGACCGCATCCCCTATGACGCTGGGCGTTCTCGGTCTGCAATGCCCGAGTATCAGCGCAATGCGGCGGCGCGTCAGTTTGTGACTACCGCGGTTTCTAAGATTCCAGGCGACCAAACTGCTTTTGCGGAGTGGTGCTATGGCCCCAAAAATGGACCAATGTGTAAGAGTGATGGGGGTGTCTGTAGCCCAAATGCCCGTGGTGTCCAACTCGAGGCATTTGGTGGAATCGGCTATGATGGCGACAAACGTGGTGGAATGTTTGGTGGGGGAAATGGGACTGCTTAGATAATAAATATTCTTATGTAATAATAAATGGCGTATCAGCTTCAACCTGGCCTCGCGATAATTCAAAATTCTGGGGCTCTCCCATCAGTGAAGGCCACCGAAGAAATTTTTGTGTACCCTCAGCCCAGTAGCCTCAACTGTGGTGATTGCCGACCAAACACGATGTTGTATGGTACGGCTCCATACATGGCAGGTAAGGGTTCCCCAGCGCAGTTCATTGATGTCTCCGATCAACTCAGACCACAGTCCACATCCAAGTTCAATAAGACTATCGTGCCCACCTATGAACGTAACTTGTTCCCATTGAATAATATGGAGTGTAAGTTACCAATTCGCACGATGACGTATGAACCATCGAGTACCCGTGCCGAACTCCAGAATGGACTTTTCGAACAAAGATACGCTAATAAAAATGTTAATAAGAAATAAGAATGGCTGATCCCATTTCATTAATGGCTATCGCGGGTCTGATCTACACCGGTCGGAATTTAAGTGCTAAATCCGAACCACCAAAGGTTATGGCGCCATCATCTCAGCCACAGCAACAACAACAATTTGAAGAAGCTCCAGTTTTTGAAGAACATCAATTTGAATCACGTGTTGAAGTTCCACACAAGATGGAGATGGGAAGCTTTGCTGATATTGGTAAGCAACAGAGAAGTGGTGGTCAGGAAATCTTGAGTATGCGTAACCGTATGTATGATGCTGGTCGTATGAACAACTTGTCCCCAATTGAGAAGCAAATGGTTGGTCCAGGTTTGGGTGTGAGTGCGGATACCCCAGCCATTGGTGGTTACCAGCAGATGTTCCGTGTGAATCCAGTGAATGTTGGGGAGTACCGTCTCACCACACTCCCAGGACGCTCAGGTCCAGCTATGGATATCACTGGGGGTCGTGGCGCTGTGGTTGGTCAGTTGACGCACAATAAGCCTGAGACTACAGCACACCTTCCATCTCGACTCCCAGCGATGGCGGGACGTGCCCAAGGTATGTCTGGGGCTATCCCAAGACAAAGTCACCAGAAGACGATGCGCACGACCAATCGTGCAGAGACGGGTCAACGCGCGGATGGCCTTGGTTTCAACGGTGCAAAGCGTTTTGTCTCAGCCCAGACGGTGTCTCAGGACCCAACGCGCTTCAAGGGTGACCGCAATGATGCACAGTACAGCTACTACAACCAACCAGCGCCAGGTATCACCAACTTCCGTGGTGCGTACACGAACAGCGCGGCGTCTCAAATTACGTCTAAGAACAACGAGGAGTTGATGAAGTATGGTTTCCGTCCAGAAGACCGTAGAGGTAAGGCGAACCGTATGGGTAACCCAGGTCGTATGAATGTGCGAGAGAGCGCCCTCAAGCAAGGTGGTCGTCTCACCGCAGTACGCTCAGATACCACACGCATTGATGGTCGTATTAACGCCGCGAATGGGGGATGGACTCAAAACTACCAACAGAAGCCATTCCACCAGTTCAATGCCTACAAAGGTAACGAGAACCCCAACTCTAGAAACTTGGACATTGCGAAGAATCAACTCTACAATAACCCATTGGCGCACAGCCTGTCCTAAATAGAATACCCAGAACATAGACAAAAACAATCATTAAAATATTGTACCTGTATTTTAATGAAGGTTCATACCCTTGATATAGATAGCGGAGAGAGAGATACACATGTGTACCCATACGCGAATGCCTATACTGTAACGCTAAAGAATCCTATATACAATGTGACCAATATAACCCTCGTATCTGCTCGTATTCCGACGCCTCAATTGACGACATGCGCGACGAACAAGTCGTTCAGTGTTGATGGTGTGACTATTAGTCTCGACGAAACAAATTATTCAAATGGTACGATTCTCGCGAGTGATTTGGATGTCAAATTACAACCACCTATTTCAAATGTCGACTCCGTGGTCTTTGATACCGATACAGATGCACTGACGTTTTCAAATACAACGAGTGGTGGAAACTTTACGTTTGAGTTCTTTGATGGAACCCAAGGATACTCAAGTAATATAGCACTCACGACACCACACCAGGTGATGGGCTTTTCATCTCAGAATCAGTCGTCCTCAAACTATACGTTGACCTCGGGTGCCATCAATTTGGATGGACCAAATTCTCTCATTATGAAACTTACATCTGGGTCTGATGAATTCACAAAATCTGTGTATTCGACAACACCATTCTATACAGGACACATTCTTCTCAATGGCTCCGATGTTATAAACTATCACGGTGCAGATGACCCACTCAAGCATGAGTTTTATAGTGGACCACAAAAGTACATAAGTGATATACACATCGAGTTCTTCTATATGAGTCACGGGCGTCTCATTCCATATGATTTCAGACATCAGGATCACATTTTGAAATTTGAAATTACAGGGTCTACAGATAAATTGGAAAGTCTTCCCAAGGTTCCCATCCCCGAGGAGGAGGGGGTGGACGCGCCATCAATAAGCATCCCTGAGGGTGAAGTGAATGCTTATAAATGGAAAGAGTATCTTTCTATTGGTATAATTGTACTTGTGGGTATTATCCTAATGTCCCTTGTGCGACGAAAACCAAAACTTAGCGAGTAATCGCGAAGACTGGTTGCGCTGGCTTGGACACACGGGTCGAGATACCGGAGACGACCATGTAGACAGCAATGGACAACAAGGTGGTCAAGATCGCGGTGAGCGTGTACTGGGTACCACCGTTCTTTGGCACCTTGATGAGTTGTTGGATCACCCAGCGGACCAAGTCCATCCAGCTCATCGCCGCGGCGAAGCTGAAGCCCGCAACGATCGAGTTGAGGGATTGGGTTTCGAGTTCTTGGGTCACGAGGTTGACGGTCTTAAGAGCAGAGTCCATTGTGAGTTTTATATTATAGGTTTCGAAAATAATTTACTCTGGAAGTAGTTCCTCCCTTTCGACTAATTTTTTATACTTGGGTCGCCTGACAACTTGGGACCTGGCGAAGATTTGTTCCTCTTCATCGTCGGAATCTCCATCAGTGCTACTCCCCGAATCCTCGTCACCTGTAATTTTAAATGACTTATATTCTGAGAGTGTCCACCCCTCAGGCTCAGATGTACTCATTACTATTAATAGCATTTTTTAACATCTCTTCTACCGGGCTTTGGGGTATCCACGTCTCCCAACGGTCACACGCCTCATTCATTTGATTAAAAATGGGGTCTTGTCCTGTGTATCTCTCAAATGATGGACACTCCTCTGGGTCAACTTCTTCGAGGTCTTCTTCATCACTTGATTCTTCATCGTATATTTCTGGACATATTGAACCAATATTTTGTCCAACTGTATACATTGCACAATACTTGACGGCGTATTCAATATCCTCGCCAAGGACTGTATCACGCCCACACGCCTTTGCGTACTGCGCCGCGAGAATCATACTTCGTTCAATCACTGGGAGAAGGATACCCATAAGAGCATTCGCCTGAGACTCTTCATAGGCACCAGAACTTTCTCCAAATCCAGTCTTCATTTAATATTTTGTATCAAAAATAGTTGTAGCAATTCCCTCACCCACACGGAGTGTGTTATAGCTCACAGCGTACACGCGAACTTGTCTTGGGTAATTCACACAAGGTGTGAGACTTAGGTTGAGAATTTGCTCCTTTATGAGACTGAAATTGACTTGTCCTGTGGGATACCACTTCTCTGGTTCTAGAGCAAAACTGTAGGAATAGAATCGTCTGAGAAGTTGAGTCTTTGAGTGATGAATAGCCGCTTGAACAGCTTTGAGGAATATGACGTTCCCAGTGTCCCTTGTGATAATAGGTTGTCCATCCAAGTCAAGTGTGAGATAGTCTAGGTTTTCAAAGAGAATGTACTTGTTCCCCGTTTCTTCCAATGTATTATCATAATCAAATGGTGTTATAAATTCACCTTCACCAAAACCTATGTCTCCCTGTCTTTGAATTACAAAGTAGAGTTCTTTCACGGGATTCACGAAATCAAGTTTGAACGTTGCATTTTGAACGGCTTGCGCAACATCAAATACATTTTGTTGTATTTGGGTGATGAGATAGTCTCTCTTTTCATTTTCAATTTTGAGTCGCTCACACGGGTCAAGGAATACAAGTTCGGCACACAATTGGAATTCCTTGATATTCAAAATAGTCGCTGGAACTTCATATGTTCCATCAGCTTTTACTATGAGATATTCATAGTCTCTCAACTTAATCTCAACTTCAATTTCTTGTTTCTTGATAGCACACAGGGGCACCGCGAGCTCTGGATTGTTGTAAAAGTACAATGGTAAATCCACAAAGAAGTCCTGGTCGGTTTGGGATTCTGTAACAAGAGAGGACACTATTTCTCTATCCGACACACGTGTAGAAATTGCCCGCTCTGGATACTTTCCAATCAGTTTTTCAAGCGCAAATTGTTTCGTTTGAGTCATATAGTGCTCTGAATATATCTGCAAGTAATCACCTGTGAGACGCTGAACAATTTTACCACCAATACTGAAATCAACATATTCTATCATTGCGTGACCAATAGATTCTATGTATCCAATTTGACTCCCAATGGCTGGAAGTTTCATTTTCACACTGAGCGTCTTGAGCAGGTCACCAGTATTTTGTGGAATCACAAACTTTACCTTCTTACCAAAGTCTGGGGCATTCTCTGGGTCGATATCAACATACTCAATTGAAAAGTTTGAATGCTTTTTAAAACTTTCTAAAAAGTGTGTGTAGTCGGGGTTCAGCGTGAAGAACCTATCTTGAGGTCCAGATGCTTCAAGCTGAATGCGACCAGCCATTACTATTATAACAACCTAAAATTTTAAACCTGCTAAACCACTCTCGACTCGGAGTATGTTATAATTCACGGCATACACACGAGTATTGTTATCATCCGTTGATGTGAGTGGGTCAATCTCAATTGTAAGTAATTTATGTGATATACGACTCATATTGACTTGGCCCGTTGGGTAGTGCACATCTGGTCGTAATGAAAAACTATACATTGCAAATTCTTGGGCTGGGGAGTTCACATAATGTTTGAGGGCTTGTTCGTGGACGAGAAATACGTTATTTCTATTGAATACAACTTCATTGTTAAAACGAAGTTCAACATTCTGTATCGTATTAAATTCAACTGGATAATTGTTTGAGACGGAGGACTCCGATTGGGAGACAAAGAAGAGTTCTTTGACTGGATGAGAAAAGTTCAACATCACAGACTTTTTAGTCTCCCCAGCCTTCATTACAAATTGAGACATCTGTAACTGTGTGATGATATAATCAATAGGTCTCGACATAAGAAAGCGTCTTTCGTCTTGAGTCAGAAACACAAACTCCGTATCCACTGAGAATTTACGAATAGTAGCTGTAATACCCGCTGGAGTTCCACCAGATATAAGTTGCGCGAGGGGTCTCGTTTTAATTCGAATCTCAACCAATTGTTTCGTAAGAGCACACGTTGGTATAGCCAAACTTGGGTTTCTATAGAAATAGAATGGAAGGTCCATAAAATATGTATATTCACCCTGATACGTGAGTGGTACCCCACCGTGACCATTTAAGAAATACAAAGTCTGTTGTGTATCATCATCTGTATTGTGGAGTTGTTGATGCATATAGATATATTCACCTGTGATTCTCTCAATCGTTTGACCACCTATGAGAAGTTCAGCATATTCTATGAGATGCGACATAATTGATGGCGACCAAAATGTGTTATTTAGACCGGGTGTATCCGGGGTTGGGTCATTGAGAGTCACTTTGAGTGTAAAATTCTTTACCAAATCCCCCTTATCATTGGGAATACGACATTCCAAAACATTTCCAAAATCTATCTGACCATCAAATTGACTTTCAACATAATCAATCGCAAATTTCGTATGTCTCTTAAAATTCATCAGGAAATATGAAAATTGTGGATCACCTGTGAGCCATTGGTCTTGAACGCCAGTGGCAGCAAGTCGTAATCGACCTGACATTCCTACTCTATGTGAGTAAAATTTTATGAAATAAAACGGGACACTACTTTAGAATGAATCTTCAACTGAGGAAATTCAAGCCTGAGACGATATCAGATGATAGAGTGTGTGTATTTATTGGTAAGCGGAATACCGGTAAATCGACATTGGTAAAGGATATCATGTACCACAAGAAACATCTTCCAGCTGGTATAGTTCTCTCAGGAACAGAGGAGGGGAACCATTTTTATTCCGAATTTATTCCAGACCTTTTTGTCTACGGTGACTACGATAGAGACGCTATAGAACGGGTGATGGCGAGACAACGGAAGTTGGTTGGTGAGGGTAAGGCGAATTGTGGGGCGTTCATGTTGCTTGATGATTGTATGTATGATAACAAATTCCTCAAGGACACATGCATCAGGCAGTGTTTTATGAATGGACGGCACTGGAAAATCTTTTTTATGTTGACGATGCAGTACTGTATGGATCTTCCACCAGCCCTCAGAGCAAATGTAGATTATGTGTTCCTTCTCAGAGAGAACATTCTCCAGAATAGAGAGAAATTGTACAAATCATTTTTTGGTATCTTCCCAAGCTTTGATATGTTTAACAAAGTGATGGATGCGTGCACGGAGAACTATGAGTGTCTCGTGTTAGACAATACAGTGAAATCTAACAGGATACAGGATTGTGTATTCTGGTACAAAGCATCTTTACGTAAAAACTTTAGAGTTGGTGGACCAGACTTGTGGAGACTCCACAATAAGATGTACAATCCCAAGCATATGCAACAGAAGGAGGATGATGCAAAGAAAGCAACACGAAAGACGGCGCTCAAAATTACAAAGACAAAATAACTGCGTCACTTGCACATCTCAAAAACATACCTGTATAATAGATGGCGACTCAAGTGAATACCTTGAATCTTTCAGATAACGGTGATGGAATGGTTCCATTGAACGACAACCCAACGACAAGCTTCAAATCAGCGTTTTCGGAACCCGAAAAAAATATAAGTCAAAGTAAACAGACGATGGACTCTACCCCCATTCACGATATTATGATGGACCCACCAATGATGACCGATGAACCCAGAATGCAAGGCATGATGCCACAGATGACTGCCCCACAACCTCAGGGTGGTTACGCGGTTGCTGAGCCAAAGGCGAAGACGCCAGAAAGCAAGAATCCTTTCAACCTCACGGATGACCAAATGATTGCTCTCGTGGCGGGTGCCGCAGCGGCCCTTGCTGTCAGTAAGCCAGTGCAAGACAAGTTGGTGACCTCTATTCCCAAGTTCCTTAACGAACAGGGGAGTAGAAGTATGATTGGTTTGGCGTCGACGGGTTTGGTCGCGGCGGTTGCCTTCTACGTTGCGAAGGATTACATCGTCAAGCCCTGAGTGTTTGACTCCCAGCCCATATTGCTATAGATTGAATTATCAATACCTGTAAAATAGGTAATCAAAGCTCCTACAGTAAACGCTGTCATGAGCAAGGCACTCAACTTAAGTGTCTTGCTTCTGTCACTCCCGTACTCCTTGACCGCATCTTTCGTATCACCCCACACCTTGTTCATCATATATGTAATTATACACGCGATGATGCTCGTCGTCAGAAAGAAAAGACGGTCCACAGCGAGACGTGGAATACTCCCAACGACGAGACGAAACACATTTGGAATAATGAGCGTCATCAACGCCAAATTAAGAGTGTAATTGGTACTCATATGTGGAATCACAGTGATACCGTAAATCATCAGCCAGTACACAATGACTGTGAGTACAACACGAAATGGTGTCTTCATATAAAGTACATCCAGATTATTTATCCTGAACGTGTTGACCACAAAACTTTGTTCGTTCGGGTATGGTTTCATATATACCCAATTGTACGCATATATCCCGCAATTCTATGTAGTTGTTCCAAAATTCTTCAGAATGGGAGTACTCATCCACAGTGCAATGGGCCAACTCGTGTATGAGTACGTGGAATATTTCGTTCACCTGTCCATCAAGGCACACCGCAATCTCACCACCCTTGTTCGTGTTGTACCCCACAGAATCACGCATACCTCGCACACCTGTGATTGGTATACACCGGGTCAACATCTTAAACTTGGTGTTCTGTGTCTCGGACAAATGGGTCCTGAGTATACGATATTTTTCCTTGACGTCGATGAGTTCCTGGGGTTCTCGTGTCTGTTGGAGTATCCACAGGTTTATCAATATGAGTACAATGAATG